CACGGGTACCCCTGGGTGTAAGTACACCCTTTCTCGCCCATCCACACCTTGCTATAAGAGGAGAGCATGCTATGTCGGTTGTCTCTAGGGACGAGTTCCGCAACTTGCGTAACTTAGTTCCTGATCAAGACTTAGCGGAACAGTTGTTCCGCATCCGATATAAGTATGCTGTGTCGCACAGTCGCGGTATGGAGCGGCTCGCCTTTGCTACCCTGCCTTATGCCTTATTGAAGTCCTTTGTTCTAACATTGGACCCACAAGAGGCGTTTTTGCTGGGCGCTTGGCGAATCACTGCCGCGAATCGCACCGTGACACAAACTACGAAGGCCCTTACCAATATTCGAAAGATTGTTGGTAATGGGTTCTCGGAGTCGAGAGGTAATGCCAAACATGGCGGAACCTGTCAGTGGCTCGGTGATCCTTATGGTCCCTCCTCATCTTATCCCATTACCGGGGCGCTTACAAACGCTCCGGACTATGAGAGAACGAGAAAGGATACCACGAGGCGCACGAGGCCGCCGGGCTCGGATCAGGGAGAGTTTGAGTGCTTTACTTACTCTCTCGCTGTACCGGAACGTACGGTCTCGTGGACGTCCAAAAACCAAGTACGAAACACTTCGAGCGTTTGTCCCGGCGGTTATTCCGCTTGGGACGATATCTTCCGCTCGGAGGATTTTGGAACGGTTGGAGGCTGTGCGATATTCACCAGTGCCAGTATGGTGACCTTACGATCGCAAGTGTTGGCGAGCACAAATTCGGCAATTACAACCAAGTTGCCGTCGATGGTAGCAAATTTGCTGCCAAGTGCTCGTCGATATTCGATCGCTAGGAACATCATTGAGCTGAGAGACATGCCGCGGTCGGTGCTAAACTTAGCATCCACGTTGTATGATCTCAGATCAGCGTTTGCTGCCATGCCCCGGGGGGTCTCGGACGCAGTGATGCGGGCGAAACTACCGGAGCACGTACCAGATGGTTGGTTATCCTTCTGGTTTTCGTGGCGGCAAACATATAAGGACCTGGTGGATTTGTTGGAGGCCCCGGCGAAGATCTCGAAGGATATAAACTTCTTGATCATGCGCAAGGGTCGCCCGACAACGATCCGTACCAAGCGAAACTTCGCTGGGTCCGGATCGACCACTCCCGCTTTCACGTTCAACCCATCAACTTTGTCTACTGTTCGGGTGGCAGATAACTTGCTGTCATCCGGCACTAGACACACCTGGGAACATGAGGTTCGTCTTGTTTTGAACCTTGTGTTTGACTTCCCAGAGGTGGGTGTCCCAAAACTTCGTAAGGCACTTTTCCTTAGGAAGATGGGCTTCACAATCACGCCTACGGATGTTTACAATTTGATTCCGTGGACGTGGCTGGTTGACTGGTTTACTGGTCTGGGTAGTTATGTCGAAATGATCGACAATATTAACACAGACAAGTCACTGATCAACTGGGGTCTCGTAACCGGCGTTACAACCGGTCGCGTGATCACTGAAGGAACGTGTCAGTACACAAATACTGCGATCATGTCAACGCGACATGATGGAAATACACCTGTGATAACAACCACACTAACCCCCGTCAAACGGGTAATTACGTGTGAGTTGGATTACAAGTGCACCGTCCGCAAGGACGCTGGCAGTATGTTAGGTGTGGCTCGGACTGTGGAACCGTCGACATTGTCGACATACCAACAGTCGATCATCGGGGCGATCGTAGCACGTCGCTCCGTATAGCAACGGAGGTCTAGGCCGTGCCTGGACTTCGTCTTACCCGCAACTCTGAAACGAGTTGCAACTAAGGAGCCGTCCATGTCTTTACCTGATCCTATCACTATAGTCGCTGCAGCCCCTACTCCCCAGCTTGTATTCGCAAGAATCAAGCAGGACGGGTATGGGTCGGAGATGATCGACACGGGTGGAAATAAGTATTCCATCATGATCAATCATACCCCAGGGAAGACTGTTAACCGTCACTACGTGAAAATCACGCAGTCGGTCGACGCCGTCAACCCCTACAACGGCTTCACGTCGGCTCAGAATGCCAACGTGTCCATATCGATCAGTCGGCCCTCGTTCGGGTACACTGACGCCGCCATGGTGGCGCTCGTCAAGGCCCTGACGGACTTCCTGTACGATACGGAAGTGACAACGGCCAAGCTGCTGCAGTTTCAATCCTGAAACTGCAGTTCCACCTTCTGGGAGTAACATCCTAGATCCAATATGAGACCGCTTTTGGTCTCTCAAGGAGAGCTATAATGTCTCATAAGGTAGAAGCCCGTGCACGTAACTGTACCATCTGCGGCAGCGATTCGACTAGTGTTCTCTTTGCTTGCGCGCGTTCCGAAAGGGACCGCACTCTGCTTGGGGATCACTGTCTTGTCAATGTCGTTCTTGGTGAGTTTCGTGCTCATTTACGCACTATCAATGTCGGGGAGTCGGTGGTCCGTTGTGGTGACGATGTCACCACCCTGGATTACTATAGACTCCCTCTCGTCTGATGGTACTAGGGCCAAGCCGTTGAAACCTTCGAGTCCCGCCATTAAGAAGTGGCGGAAACATCCTCGGAGGCCGGTTTAGGTAGAGCGTGGACATGGAATGGCTCAGCCAAAGTGGTGGCCATGAAAAGTCCATTAGTGCTCCTCTTTAGTCTGCTGCAGGGATGCACCAGACTAGAGCCGTGTGTGGAAGGGATCGAGCGTGACAAACAAACGCTCGATTTGAGATACGAACACGAGGGCGACGGTTTCCTAACCGTCGCTTTGCCTGCCTTATGCGATGCCTTCGACGAAGGTTTAGCGTCTGGCAAGTTCACCTGCCCATCTGGCTTTAAGAAAACCAGAGGGGGAGCGCTCCCAAGACTATTCCAGGGTTTGCTCTGTGAAGTGTTCGATATTATTACTGGGTCTCTCTTGTCTAAACCGAATCTCAATTGCGTGAAACTCGTAAGAGAGGTTTGTCGTTTATTCAAGAAGCTTCAGCTAGGCGATGAAGAAGTCGAGAGACTCGATCATTTAGCTAAACTGAAGTTCATCCAATGTGAGGATACATGTAAAGAGCCCATTCTTTTGGACTCTCGAAAGCTCCGCATATTGGATGGTGTTACACGCTTTATACTTCCAAACATCGAATCTTTCGATGAGCGGGAGATTGCGTGTCGACACGGACCTGGTAGTGTTGCTGAATCCCTCATGCCGAACCAGAAGTGGATGGGCATTATGTCTTCTCTTGAGGCATTCACCAGTTATGGTTTCGACACGTTTTCGTACGTGGCGGGCCACTCAGGTGGAGCGATCAGTAACATCCCTCTTAGCGACCAAGCCAAGCTTGTTAGCGTGCCTAAGAACTCACGTTCCAGGCGCGTTATTACCATCGAACCTTGTTGGAAACAGTTTCTCCAACAGGGGTTTAACGAGGTCCTTAGAGATCATATCAAAAAGGATCCTGTGTTACGATGGTCGCTTGACTTGAACCGTCAGGAGCTTAACCAAAAGTTGGCTCTTGATGGTTCCCTAACCAATGTATGGGCGACAATAGACCTGTCCTCAGCGTCCGACCTTCTAACTGTGAAGTTAGTTTGCCGTATTCTGAAGGATAGGCCCCTCTTACAAGAGGGTCTTCTCTATTGTCGTTCCTCAACGGTGAGTGTTGGTGAAGACCTACACCACCTAGAGAAGTACGCTGGCATGGGTAACGCAACGACGTTCCCTGTTCAGAGCATCGTGTTCGCTGCGATAGCGATTGCGGCGCTACTGGACTGTGACGGGAAAAGTCCCGGACTAGGTAACGTTGTGCGTGCCGCTAAGGAAGTCCGCGTTTATGGGGACGATATCATTGTTCCCACGCGGGCCGCACACAAGGTAGTAGAGTGGATATCAGAGGCTGGCCTTACGGTCAATCTCCAAAAGTCCTTCTTGAACGGACCGTTCAAGGAGAGCTGCGGTGTTGATGCGTTCATGGGGGTTAACGTGACTCCCGTTTACTGCAGGCACCGTCCACTCGACATCTCTAAAAGGAGCCCAAGCTCATTAGCACACTTCGTGGCGCTCTCGAATGAATTCTTTCTACGAGGGCACTATGAGGCAGCTAACGTCTGTGCTAGGTGGGTGGAGTTTGCCTTAGGAAGCAGACTACCACTAGTTCGCCAAACCACAGGCGCGCTTGGTCTTCACAGTCGGACCGATAGTTACGAGTTTCAGAGATGGAACTCGGAACTCCAGCAACCCCAACTTAGGGCCTGGTGCATTCTTCCTATTTATAAGAAGGATGTAATCGACGGCTATGAAGCTCTGTTGAAGTTCTTCTGTTCACGGGCCATGCCCGTGGACAGTAAGCATCTTCAGAGATCTCCC